TAAAGTTATTGCTATCTAAAAGCGTTTCAGTAGTTCTTACGCTTTCAATTTTAAGTAAACCGTTAGCAGCAATATTTCGTTTAGGATTGTATGAAAGCAAACGTGCAAGACGTAATACCGACTCTCTACGTTCAGCTAATTCTAAATAATTTTCTCTAGCATTTAAGTCAATTCTAAATGCAAGGTTTTGTCCTAAAAATGCAATAAGATCAATTATTGCAAGGTATTCTGAACTTTCAATGTAATCATTAAAGTCCTCTGGATAATTCTCTCTCAAATACGAGATCATAGTTCTGCGGAGATTATCAAAGTCGTATGATTTAAAATCAGCGTTGTTATACGTCTGATATATACGTTTCCAATCCTCTGCTACTAATAATCTGTTTTGTCTATCTGTGGATGACATGGCTCTTCCTTCTATACTATATTTAGCTGAATGAGATAAGTACGTATATTATTATGTGTTTAAAAATCCGTTGTTTTGATCGAATGTTAATTTCATATTTTCTGAAATATTATAAGGAAGATAGGTAAGATTTACTTCTATCTGCAGGCCACTCTCGTACTGATCAACTACAACGTTATTAACTTTTATTCTTGGATCATAATTTATAATAGTTGAAACATTCTCAATTATTGCGTTTTTCATATCGCCAGTAAACGGTTCAAAAAGTGCGTCCCAAATAATAGTTCCAAATTCCGGATCGCTTAATTTTTCACCCTGTCTTATATGAAAGTGATTTAAAATATCTTGTTTTATTAGAGCAAGGTCATATAAAACTTTAGAAGAATTGCCTTCGTTAACTGTGCTAATTCCTCTATATGTACGAGACCCCGGAATAGCTTGGCTCGTAGTTTTTTTACTAGGAACCCTAATTTGTTTGTAAAGTTGTTTTTCTAAATTGCTCATACTATATTTACCTTACTCTCCGTTTCTAACTACAGACTTCAACTGTTCAATTGCTGTTTCACAGCGAGTTATCTTACGCTCTAATACAGTAATAGATGTTCGCTGTTTTCTCGACTGCTCTTCTAAACTCTGTACATAGCGTTGTGTAGGTATCTGCTGCTCTAAGCCATTCTCAGCAATCATAGTAAAGTGATCGCCGCCTTGTGCCTTTAAGCCTCCACTAACACGATTAGGATTCTTATCCTTAGATGAGCTCTCTACTGCCGGCTTGTTGCGGCTGTACATTTTTGCTAGGTAATTCATTGTTATTGTCCTTTTCTAAAAGTATCTGCAACCGGAGTGTATGCAGCAGTAAAATTATTGCCTGTAGCATCAGCAGTGTTACCCGAAGTAGGATCAGCTGCTGTTTTTGCTGAAGTAAAATCTCCAGGACTTAAATTTTCGTGTCCCATCCAAGGCTCATGTTGCGGAGTTCGCATAGGAGTATAAGCAGGTGTTGCTGCAGGTCCGTTCATATGAATTCCATCTGGGGCAGTTTCTGTATGAGTTTTTGCAGAAATATGGGTGCCTTCGCCGGCAGTAATTAACCCGTCTTTTCCTGCTTTCAAACTTATGTTTCTTCCAGCAGTCATTATAATGTCTCTATCAGCAGTAATGTTTAAATCATTTTTTGTATGTACGCTAACACTATCGTTTGCAAAAATATCTATTTTTCCTGCTGAGGTCATTTCAATCCAAGTTGATCCTTTAGCATTACCTATATAAATTAAATCTTCTGTATTATGCATAAGAATTTGATGACCGGTTCTAGTGCGCCATCTTGTTAATTCATTATGAGGCAATGTAGCATCACCAGCTTCGTTTTTTTCTACACTACCGTATTCCGGTGGTCCTTCACCTGGTGGTGTTTTTCTTAGAAGCATAGGATCGCCGTCGTCCATTACAAAAGTAGTTCCGCCTAATCTACTAAAAGGAACTTGAGTCCTGCCAAAATTTTCACCGTAAGATGCTGTAGGCTTTCCTTGTCTCCTATCTGCAGGTCCCGGAGTACTCCAACCAAATACCATACTAGGAACTTCACGCCTTGCACTAGTTGTAGTTGTACCTCTTGTTGTGTCTCCATCTAATCCCTGTGTATCTAAAACATCACAGGTGTCCATATCACAAGGCTTAATATATTTTGTAGGATCTCTGCCTATTGCAGTTTCTAATTCTTTATTATATTCGCCAACTGGTTTTGCTTTTGTTTTATCTTCTGAATTATATGTAGTTGAAGCTCTGCCTGGCAGCATAAAATTCATATACTTGTCTTGCACACATCCTATCCAATATCCAAAACCGTAACTTTCTTCCATTGCAAGCACAACTACCTTAGTGCCTACATCGGGTGGAATTGCCCACATGCCGTAACTTTTTTGTGTAGAATCAAATCCAGGATTAGCCTTTACGCCCTCACGTGGAGTAACACCGTAAAACGGACTTACATAGTAACACGGCATTAGATAGCCGCTGCTTCCTTCAGGATTGCCTGATTCGTTAAGTTTTAAAATTTCTACTTCGATAGCACCCATATATTCACTGTCTAGGTGATTAACAATCTTACCTATATAAGGTCCTGATGTTTCCATCCAATCTGGGCGATTGGTTCTTGTAGTTTGGTTTCTACTACTCATTATAATTCCTTATATTTGATCGTTGCCGCCGTACGGATCGTTAGATGCCTGTTCGGTACCTGCGCCTTGGTTAGTTTTTGCATCTGCTGACTCTTCAACTTTTTCTTTCATTATTGCATTGTCTGTATTTGTAGATTCACTTAGTGTATCACGTCCGGTCTGGTTACGTCTTCTAATTAATTTTAATTGTTGATTAAATACTCCGCCCGTCATACTTGACATACAAAATATAACTTGGTATAGTCCACTAAACGCACCTACAGGTTTTGTTCCGCCTCCAGGAAAATCCATGCCGCCTTCTTGGTTATAATCTAACGGCGTTCTAAAATTTATAAGAATATCAACTTCAGAACTTTGATAATCCATTGTTCCATCTTCAGTCATGTTAATAATGTCAGTTTCTGCAGCATTATAATTACCCATACCACTGTCTGTGATATAATAAGGGTCGCCCCAAATAGTCATGTCGGCCATAACTAAATCAACACTACTGTTTACTAAAGCATCATTGAAATCACGTGCAATAGATTCTTTAGTTCGTTCCATCATGCCGCCGTTACTTCGACTACCCGGCGCTATTATTTCTTTTGAAGTAGCATTACCACTAGAACTCATGTTGTCAGTATCGCCAGCTCGTTGAGTGTATTCAGTATGCCCAGGTGGTCCACCAGGGCTATTTTCTTTTTCAGTTTTTGTACCAGCTTTATTTGCGCCGCCAAAAGGCATAATACTAGTAAAAAATGCTTTATCAAATTCTAAATTAAATTCTATAATATCGTCATTTTGTCCAGTATAAATGTAGTCGTATTGTTTACATACTTGCCTTTCTAATTCCTTAATACCCGGGCTTGCCTTTGTTGGTGGCATGTATCTATTAATATGTGCTTTATATGGAACTACTCTAAACACAAACAATTTAGGAAACTGTCCTGTTATGTCCATCTGTTCATAATTTGTAATTTCATACACATCAGTTTCAATTTTAAACCACGGAATCATACCGTTACCATCAGGTACTGCTTCAGAAATTTTTCTACCATAATCACTAAGGATAATTATTTCTTCAATAATGTTTTGAATCTTTGTACCAGACTTAAATGTCAAGTCCCGTCCTTTATTACTAATAGAAATATTACCTCTTTTAAAAACACCTGTACTAATAGAAGTATCTCTATTAGGCGGGCCACCTGTTGATTTTGTTTCTTCAACAAACTTAGGTCGACCAAACGGCTGTTTGCCACCATCTAAATAAGACTCTATTAATTCCGCTTTTCCGATATCATTTATATTATCTGGATTTTCTGCATTTTCTCTAACAGCTTCTCCAATTCCAGATCGCTTAACAACTATACCAAGAAGTTTACTTAACTCTGTATCAAAGTCAGCAGGCACATTATTGTCATCATTACCTGAAATACTTTGATAAAGTTTTAATTTTTCTGCATCAGTAAATTCACGCTTTTCGCCTTCTCCCGAATTTAATTCAGGATTAGTTGTAGCTGTGCCTTCTTCAGTATCTTGACCTAATAATTGTTCTTTTGATGTAGCTCGTTCAGTAGGAAATGTTATAATATATTCGTCTACAGCTACTACTTGTTTTTTTTCTAATTTTTTCTGTTCATATTCGTTAAATGAAGACATTAAACTTTTTGCACCACTTTGTAAAAGTTCTGCTACAGTAGTACCTGTTATAGTAATGTCAGTTTTAGTTGTTTGCACTTGGTCTGATAACCCTTGCTCATGCCACGGTATGGCTCGTACACTATAAACACTACCTCCTTCTGTAACACTAAAGTCTATTTTAACCAACTTAATTGGGAAAATTCTGCGCAAATTTGGTTTAGATACATAATTTCCGTTGTCGTCCCATCCTTTAAAATCTAAAGTTATTACATATGGAGCTTCGAGATAATTTTTATATTCTGCTTGTACTGCGGCAACTTGTAATGTTTGTAAAAACATTCCCATTGAATACGGCTCAGTTACTTGGAAATCAACAGATACTGCATTTGTTTGTTTTGTTTTTGTGTTGTTACCTATAATAGCATTTGTTTCAAAATTATCTATATAGTATTCTATCTTCCCTTTTGTTTCAAAAATTGTTGTTGCTTTGTTGGGCAGTCCGCCTCCCGAACGAGTAATCATAATAGCAGGATCACGCTTTCTATAAGTAGCATCAGGAAAGTTTACTTCGTATGTATTAAGCACACCCAGTCCAATTACATAATTGTAACTTGCAAAATCTCTAAGTTCATTTGGAAATGGAGGACCAGCCGTTGTTGTAACTCCTAGCATTTTTGCAAACTTTTGTAGTTCAGCATTTTCGTACTGTAATTCTGTTCTATAATCCAATGGAATATTTAAAACTGGATCAATTGCTGCTGCTAGTTTTCCTGTGATTGC